GGTGTTTGTTAGTTGCTTTTGAAAGAGGACTCGGTGTACCTTTTTCTTCTTTGTCTTGTAATTTTTTTTCGTCTTTGTTTTTTGAATCTTCATCCGGCATAGCTGGAACTTGATCTTTATCTTTTTTAGATTTTAACAATTCTCTCATTAAGCTCATGTTGTATTTGTCACCAAAAAATTCTTCTGCTTTAACTTTAGGTGCATCTTTCATTTCAACATCTTGTAATTTGTTTGCATATTCTGACTTTTGACCTATCTGCATGTTTGCTTGATATTCTTCTGTTGGCTCACCTGGCTTTCTAACAACGATCATTGAAGCATTTATGTTCATGTAGTCTGAAAGATATTCTTTCATTACATTTGCTGTTACAGGATAGTTTGTTGTAACATCAAAAATAGTAACTGACTCATTGCTTAATGCAGGAAAATCTAAAGGCATAGTCATTATAGGTGTCTTCTTACCAGCTGACATTTTAGCAACTTCAAATTTTGCTAGTGCTGTTTCCATTCTAGATGCAAAGTCATCGCTTATGTCGCCTGCTACCTTAACTTTGTAGTCATATGACTTGCTAGATTCTGATAGATACTGTGTAAAAGTGCTCATATGCAATATTTAGTCTTTTTTAAGTAGTTTCTTCATTAATTCATTACGGTCCGATATAACAAAACCGTCACTTTCTTCTATGGTACCACCGTCTTTGTTACCTTGGTCTAACTTCATTTTTTTAAGCTGTAAATCAACCATTTTTAGCTTTTTATCTATCTTTGAACTCTTGGCATCTATGGCATTTTTAAGGAAATTACTAGCAACTTCAAATATACGTCCTGAATAACGAGAATCGACGTTCATGCCTAGGTCCATTAAATTTTTATAACTCTCTTCTGATTCAACTGCTAGTTTGTCTAGCTCTAAATCTCCTAGTTCTCCTAGTCCTTTTACTTGTGGTAGTGCGGCCGCTATCTTGTCAAACTCTGCATAAGATTTTTTAAGTGCTTCTGCTGTTTTAGGATCGACGTTTTTCATAACCTCACCTGTTTTTTCTTTGTTAGCTTTGGCTTGTTCTTTTTTATCTACCTCTTTGAATGCCTCTTTGACATTTGGTAAATTGAGAATGTCTTCTAATTTTTTTGTCATCTGCGTATTTACTTACGTTTGCCGTTGTGAAAAAGGTCATCTTCTGAAACTACCCTGAATTTTATTTTTCTTTGTCTAGCATAAGCAGTAGCGGCCTCCCATTTGGCCATGTTTAACACAACTTGTTTTTTCTTTGCTAGACTTTTTCCAGCACGTTCCATTGTTGTTTGATCAGCAGGTTTAACTTCTACCATCTCTGCATGTTTTTTTCCATTCTTATCATTGTATACTATAAAAAAATCCGGAACGTACACAGTGTACTTGCCTGTGAATGGATGTCTGTACGGAATCTTTATTGATTCACTAGCCCATTGATAGACGTTAGGATGTTCGTCACATAATCTCATGAAAGCATGTTCCCAACTTGATCTGTATGTCGGAGTTTTTAAGCCAACATACTTGTCGCCATTCTTTGGTGAAAATTTTCCTCTTGCAAATTTTGGTAGCATTAATCTAGAATGTTTCTAGATACAAGTTCTTTGGTTGCCAGTGTTTGTCTAACACCTAGTCTACTTGACTTATATCTGTTAGCATTTAATATTATTGTTATTAGTTCTGATAGTTGTACTTCCGAAGCACCAGATAATTTGTTTATTAATTCTTGCGGGTTCATGTTGTCTATCTTTGCTTGGGCCATTATCACATATGCAGTAGATTCTGCAGATGCTCTTTTAAATCCTCGCTTAACAAAAAATGCAATACAGGCATCATAATCAGCTGGATTCATTTCGTAATCTGATTGATAGTTTGTTGTTGTTAACTGTTGTATAGTTTTGTCTAAACTATTGCTTTCTTTTGGTGGTAAGTTTGTATAAAATTCAGCCATTATAATCCTACTTTCTCTATGTTAACTGTTATGTCTTGTGTTTCTCTGCTTATTTTTATGAATCCATTTGTAACTAATTTTCTTATGTCTGTTATTGCTTTAGCTCTGTAAACTCTTTTGATTGCGTTTGATGAACTTGAAAAAGTAATATCACTTTCTGCAACACTTTGTCCTGCTCTCGAACCTATGTCTTTATAATATATGTGACCTGCAATAATGTCTTTTGTTTCTGCATTAGATGTTATTAAGTTATATGATTCGTTAGGAGTAAGCAAATTAACACTGTCAAATGCTGGAGTTGATATAACTGTTGCATTTGTTGTATTATTGTTGTCGGTTAATCCTTTTGCAGTTGCTATTGTTGCCGCCGCTCCAACTATGCCAACACCAAATTGTGCTACCGGGCTTGAAATTGTACCTGCTTGTTTGGCAACTTCTAGAACACCTCTTTTCGCAATGCCTTTTAGTTCTTCCTTAGCATCTCTTTTCTTAATTTTTTTAGCATTGTTGTAGGTGTTTGATGCACCTAATATTGCACCTAGTATATTTCCGCTTTGTACATTTTTCATTACAGAACCTATACCGTCGACTACGCCACCTGGACCAAAAATACTGTTGGTTCCGCCACCTAATACTGTCAATGGCGATGGTTCGTGATCATAATTTAAGGTAGCAAATCCAGGCATATCAGTTTTGTTAACTGTACCTGAATCATACAATACTGTTTCATAATAAACCTGCATAACATTAGATAGTGTACCACCACCATCGGCGTTGTCTACAGTGTCATGAGCAAAGGATCCAATAACTGGATTTACTAATTGCATGGATGTAAATCTTTGTTTGTGTAATAAAAAAATTATAATACTTTTTAAGTAAGGTTTGGCTTTCTGTTTTGGTGTATCTAGTCCCCATCTAGAAAATCTATTTCTTGTGTTATTGTCTGTAATATAATCATATGCATTATCTTTTAGATAATTCATCATTGTTACACTGCTCCCAAGGTTAACAGAGTCAGCTATATTATACTCGTAATATTTCTTCCAAAAAGCATTTACAGTGTCAGCATGATCATCATGAAATGTAATGTTGACTGGTTCGTATTGTATACGTGTTGCCACATATGCTTTCTTGTTGTACTGTACCATCTCTTCTAGGTTCATTCCGTATCTAGGCAAGTCACAAGACTTAACCAACATATCTAATTGTGCGTCTTCTTGTGGATTGTATCCGTTAACAAACATTGATTCATCAGTTTGAATCATCACATGAAACATGAACTTCTGTTTCGGCATCAATTTGTAGTTGTCGTCTATGAACAATCTAGATGCGTGACGGAAGTCCTTCATGCCGGGTTGGCCGTTTTGGATACCTTTTAAAAAATCATTTATCTTTGGCATATACTTGTATTTATAGCCACAAAAAAAGCGCCATATAAAGACGCTTTTCTTGTATTATAAATGCTAATTCTAATTCTTATTAACCACCAGTACTTAAAGTACCAATTGTTCTAGCTACTGCTGTACCAATACCTGTTCCTGTTGGTGTTTGTATACAGTTGTCATATCTAATTGACATTGTGATTGTAGCTGGATCTGAAGTTGCGTATGCTAGTGAATTGTAGTTAACGTTTTCAACATAAGCACCGTATAGCTCAAATGTTTCTAATACATTTGGTGTACTTGCTCCGTTACCACCGTCTAACATTTCAATTCGAGTTGTAAATTTGTAATCAATACCCGATGCCGCTGAACTTTGTTCAAAGAAATCAAATTGTTTCTGAATTTGTTCGCCAACAAGTTTAGTAACTGAGTTGTTTACATCATCTCTTAATGTGATTGTAATTGGTTCCCAAGTGTGTTTACCAGCAACATAAACTTTTGAGTTGTAAACGTCTAGTGTTACGTTGTCAAAAGTCAAGTTAGGTCTAGTAATGTCTACTACTTGTTTTGTTAATTCTGATCTAGGTGTTGATACTCCAAAACCTTCAAGTATTGCTCTAAAACGATATTGAAGTTTTGGCATCAACAAACCTTGTGATGCTGAACTTTGATCGTTGCTTAAAGGTACTGTAAATTTTGATAATGTTGATATTGCCATATATTTTCTCCTTTATCGAAAATTAGTTTCCTAATTTTGCAATTTCTCCTGTGTTTTTGATTCTCAACGGTATGTAAATGAATTCAACTGATTTAATTGGCTCAATTGCTATGTCTACATAAAGTTCATTTCTATCTATTCTAGTAGGTGTGTTGTTTGTGTCATCACAAACTACTAAGAAATCGTATAATGCTCTTTGACCAACTAGTTCTAATAAGAATGATTCAATTGCTTGTCTAATCTCATTTCTTGTTAGTTCATCATTTGGCTCAAAGATAAATGGTTTTCCAACTGCATCTAATTGTGTTCTCAAGTAAACTGCTAATCTAGAAATGTTAATTCTATCTAGTGCTGAACTCGCCGATGTTTTAGTTAAGTTACCAAAGTTAACAATTCCTGCTCCTGAGAAGAATGTAATTGGGTTAATTTTAACTTCATGCATTGAATCTCTCACTGACTCCGTTACAGATATTGTTTTAAATTCGCCTTCTTTTGAATCTATGTAACCAACTGCTGAAGCATTGTCAACAATACCTCTTCTTGTTCCTGCTGGAGCAAACCATGGGAAAGACACGTTGTCGCTGTTAGCTAAAGTTCTCATCATCATGTGTGATGCCGGAACAACAATTGATTTTCCTGTGTTGTCAGTTGTTAAACCTGATGGATAAAACACACCCAAGTAATCACTTGAGCTTATTAAGCCGTTTTCACCGTTGTCTAGTGCCGCTGATGAGTTATTAGCCCAGTTTTGAATTGCAGTTGATGTACCTTCTAATCTTAAAGGTGTATCACCTACTACAAACGCTGTGTTGTTTCTGTCTGTGTTTAAGTTGATCATGTTTTGCATTAACTCTGGGTAACCAGGTGTAGCAATAACATTGTAACCTCTTTGGTCTTCTCTAATTGCTTGGTTAGTATCAATCTCAGCTTTTAATTGTTGTACAAGAACTTTTCTCTGTGCTTTTCTACCGAAAGTTCCTGAACCGTTTGCATTATTGCCTGATTTAGTAACCCATCTGTCTGGGTAGTAAGTTGCAACAGATTCATTACTTGCTCTAGGATTACCTAAACCGCTTGATCCACTTCCTGGATATTTTGCAGTTGTAATGTAACTGTTTTTGTATTCTTTAACATTGTAACCCGAACGTCTAGTGTTCCAAAGTAATATGCCTTGTGGATATAGTGCTGGATCTGGAGCATCTGGATCTAAATGACCGTTGCTTAACAAGTTTTTAATTGTTGAAGCCACGCCTGCCGCTGTGCTAGTTCCCGCCGCTTTGTCAGTTGATGTGTGCCATCTTGCATCTGCAAAAACAATACCGTCTTCTGTTGTTTGGTCACTGCTGTCAACTAGTTCCCAAGCCGCACCTGATGTAGTTACTGCTACTTGGTTGGCTGTGTTTGAAGAACTTAATGTTGCTGATGTGTTATATTTGTAAACTTTTGGATAGTTTTCTAAGTCTGAAGTATCAATCCATAAGTCGTTAGTTACAAGTGCAGTACCATCTGACTGTGTAGTTGGTGCTGTTGCACTAAACTGTGGACCATTTGTATCTGTGCTTGAGTATGCAGTTGCATATCCAACCCAAGTAGTACCATTGTGTGCCATAATGTCTGCAACATCAACGTTAGTGTCATACCATAATGTACCGTCTGCTGGCTCATTGTTTGGTGTGTTTTTACTTGCTGTGTAACTTAATCTCTTCCAGTTAGAAGCAATCACTTCTGATGCTGTTGTAGAATCTTCTGTGTCACCTGCTGGTGCAACATATAAGTTGTCTACTAAACTTGAACTGTTTAGAGTGTATCCACCATATGGATGTGCTTGAGAAGTTCCAAAGCCTGCATCGCCTAATGGGTCACCGCTAGTGTTGTTCATTCTAATATCACCGCCTAGTGCATGTTCGATAACAATTTCACCAGTTGCTAATTTAGAAGCTTTAATGTTAATAAGTCTTGTAGTGGAGCTAGCCGCCGCACTTGCGTCAACCTTACCGTTAATGTCTGCTATAAAGGCGTCAACAGTTGTACTACTCATTGTAACTGTAATAGGTGTACTCATTGCCGCTTGATTTTTTCTAGACTCACTTATTGTAAATGTTTGGCCTTGTGTAAAAGTTGATGATGTTAATCTACTAGTAATAATAGTTTTTCCACCCTCGTATCTAAACAATTGGAAGTCACCAGTATTTTTTGTAGTGTCAACTTGTGAACCATCTGTTGTAACAATTTTTTGTTCAGTTATGTTGTACTGTGAGTATAAAGTTCCAACTGTTAATGCAGTTCCACCGTTCGCCGCGTCTAGGTTATAGATCGCAGAGTTGTGTGTTGCATACAATGGTGCCGCTACTGCTGAGAAACTTGCACTTGCTGAACTGTAAAGTTTAGTACTAATGTGTGCTCCTGAGTTAGCTGAAGTTGTTTTGAACCAAACTGAACCAGTTGGTCTGTTTTCGTCTGCAGTTTTCCAAGTAGGTCTGTTTGTGTGTTTGTCTTGTAAAAATTTAGGTGCTCTAAGGTTTCCTGCTGTAATTCCTAAACCAGCTAATAAACCTGTACCTTCTTCAAAGAAAAGTATTTCTCTGTCTGTAGAATCACCAAGCTCACCACCATCATGGAATATATCTAAGTTTCCTGATGTAGCGTTAATGCTTGAACTCACTCCTGGAATGTTTCCTGAATTAATTGCCGTGTTAACATTTGATAATGCAGTTCCACCTGTCGCAATTGTTACGCCATTGATCTTCATGTTTTGACTATTTGTTACTGCTGTTCCAGACGCTACTGAAACTACAGGTAGTGATAAGTGCCATGCACTTGAACCAACTTGTACCCAAGTATTGCTTTCAGTTTTTTTGAAAGTTTTGTTTGAAACGTGTGTTGTGTTAATTGCGTAATCACCAGTAATACCAATTGAAGTTTTAGGTCCTCCAGTTGAAACGCTTCCAACTAAATCAGTAACTGCTGTAATAAGTGTTGGGCTAATTGCCGTAAATGCTTGATCTGTTTTTGACCACTCAAATAATCCAAAGCTAGTTGATGCAAGGTCAAACCAGTATGTACCATTTGTAGGTTTAGCAGTCGGAGCCGATGCACTTCCTAGTAATTCACTAGTGTCAACATTTGCTCTTAAAACGTATGCTCTGTTGGCAACTCCTAAGAAAGAGTACGCCGCTTGTAGACCCCATTCATTTAATTCATATCCGTGTAATGAATTGCCTGATGCGTCTTGATAAAATTTTGGATCTCCAAAAGTTTCTGTTAATTCTCTTTGAGAAGAAATCAAATAGGCAGTGTTAGCATTTGCAGTTGTTGTTCCTGCCGCTGTGTTATCGCCTGATCCGTTTTTCTTATCTTGTGATGATGCTACTATAAAAAGTGGTGTAGTACCTGCATCTGAAGGTACATAGAAACTCTCGTTTATTACACTTACTTCTACTCCTGGTGCTGTTAATGCCATGTTACGTGTTCTCCTTGCAAGTTTGTACGTATATACTGAAGTATTTATAAGAATGTTGGCAATTTGATACATAATTTGCTAAAACCGTGGTGCCTATATAGGCAACGTAAATACTAGTATATGAACAATGCAGTTAGACCCTTATGTGTGGAATGTAAATCTAAACCTAGAGCATATGCTTATAGGAAAGTTGACAAAATCTATTGGCGTAGATTGTGTGATACTTGCAATCGTAAGAAACATAATAAGAAAGTAGGAGGAGTGACAGCACTGCAACGTTCAGGTTACAAGAAGAAAGCCAAGTGTGAGTTGTGTGGATTTAAATCTCAAAACCAAAGTCAGTTAGACGTGTTCTTTGTAGACGGCAATTTAAGAAATACTGTTGTAACTAATTTAAAAACTGTTTGCGCCAATTGCCAAAGGTTGCAAGGGATCAAGCGTCTCGGCTGGCGTTTGGGCGATCTTGTTGCTGACGATTAGGTCGTCAATTTTTGCATATAATTCTTCTTTTGTACCATCATTATCGATAGTAAAATCAAAGTCCCAACCCATCCAATCCCATTCTGATTGATGTTCACCTTTTTGTTGCATTTCTTCTCGTGTGGGCAATTCGCCTCTTTTGACCAGTATTACTTTGCCACCGGATTTTCTTATCATTTTAAGTTCATTTTGAAATCTAGTGTCAGCAATTACAGTTGGCTTGCCGTCATATCTCATTAAACAACTATCGATCCATATAGCATCATGCATTCCTTGACGCATAACTTCTGTGCCGAAATATTGTAACACCCATCTAGGCGTGACTTCTTTGCCAAATTTTTCACTCCAAAATTTATCCGGAGTTTCTCTCCATGCTCTGCTATCATCAGTCTTGCCTTCCAGCATTTCTCTGTCCCAATTGAACATGGAACTGACTGCATCTTTTAAACTTTTTGCGAATGAATCTTTACGGAAATTATGTTTCTGTACAAGTCTATCTGCGACTGTACCTTTACCAGAACTTATTAAACCTACTACACCTATCAACATAGGTTTATTATACTATTTTTTTAAACGTTTTTCAATCTCTTTTTTAACATCGTGAATCTGTGTTAATACCAGTCTACGCATACTTAACTTTTTTTGTTTTAAGCAATGAATAGACATATTCTCTAGGTCGTCGACCATGTCTGCTAATTCATCTAAAGTACATTTGGGTAGTTTTTTATATTTGGAGTCTATCATGATACTACTATTTAAACCACTTTATGGTAAAGAAATCTAGTACTAGAAGTTAACCAATAACAAAACTGTGAGGTGTACCACCTTCTTGGAAGTTACCAATCTCGCCTTCTAGTCTTTCCATTTCAGCTTGGCCTTCGCTTTTTAAAGCATCACCATTAAGTGTTGTTCCGCCTTGCGGTCCTGCAATGGTATTAAATTTACCTCTTGCTTCACCTAACATAAGTTTAGATACTGCAAGTGTATAATCCCTAATCCACGGCTTAGAATATATGTCTTTGAATAATGTTATGTCTGGTCTGTAGTTGTCAGTGTGCATAAGAACTGTTTCGTTGTCAGCTCTAGGTCTTTGTGTAATTGTCATTTTCTTTGTTGCTACATCAAAGTGAAACTGAATAAAACTTCCAAACATCTTACCCACCATTTCTTGGTATGATGCAAAAGCATAGTAAGTGGCTAATCCACCTGTTGCACCTGCTCTTAACAAGTATGTGTTTGTGTAGGCCAAGTTGAAGGGTTCAAACAATGTACCACCTTCTCCGCCTTCGGTTCTTGATCCAACTGTCCTTCTGTTTAAATTTCTTACGTTGATAACCTCATCTGGTAAAATATATTCATTTTGATTTTTCTTAAGTTTAAGAAATGCATAAGATTCTTCTACAGCATTTGATGATCTTTGTCTATATTTGTTGAGTGCTCTAGTTAAAGCAGTTTCGTAGTGTTTTGGGTCTAATTCAACGTCAATCATGCCATCACCTAGGCTGTTCTTAACGTAATCGTATATCTCTTGTTGACCTGTTTGAAGTTCTGACATACACATATTTATTACCTTTGCCTGTGCAATAAATATGTATGATATGCCAAGATTGTCCATTTTTAAGCCTGAGAAAGGTAATGACTATAAGTTCTTCGATCGTAACATCAAAGAGATGTTTACGGTGGGTGGAACGGATCTACACTTCCACAAATACTTAGGTCCATACGATCAAGGCGATACAAACAAAGACGGGGCGGCATCACCTAGTCAGCCTAGAGTAACAGGCACAGATTTAAATGAAACGACCATACAAGATTTACTATTCTTAGAAAATAGAGACAGAAAATATGCAGATGATGTGTATGTTGTTAGAGGCATATACAATGTGCAGGATCAAGATTTTAATCTATCACAATTTGGAATGTTTTTATCCAATGACACACTTTTTTTAACTGTTCATCTAAATGATATAATTGAGAGAATAGGAAGAAAACCCATGAGTGGTGATGTAATAGAGTTGCCGCACATGAAAGAAGATTATTCATTGGATGAAAGTATACCAATTGCACTGAAAAGATACTACGTAGTAGAAGATGTTAATAGAGCCGCAGAAGGATTTTCACAAACTTGGTGGCCACACTTGTTAAGATTAAAAATGAAATCACTAGTTGATTCACAAGAATACAAAGACATACTAGGTGATGCGACAACAACTGGATCACTTGCAAGTTATATGTCAACTTACAATAGAGAAAAAACAATTAATGAACAAGTTGTTGCACAAGCAGAACAAGATTCACCTAAAGCAGGATTCAACTACAAGCAGTACTATGTTGCACCTATAGATGAAAGAGGAAACATTAGGACTGATAATGTTAACACTGTTGCACAGAGAACAAGTTCATCTAAAAAAGTAAATGCAGTAATAGATACACCGGCAAGTTCGCACTATGGTTTCTACCTAGACGGAGATGGTGTTGCACCAAATGGAGCACCTGCAGGATTTGGTATTAACTTTCCGACTTCAAATGTTGACAACGGTGATTACTTCTTGAGAACAGATTACTTGCCAAACAGATTGTTCCGTTATGATGGTGCCAGATGGATTAAAATAGAGGATTCTGTAAGAATAACTACAACTAACAATGAGACAAGAGGAAACTTTAAAACAAATTTTGTTAACAATGCAACAGAATCAACAATAAACGGATTAACAACAAAACAACGACAGTCACTAACTGATGCATTAAAACCAAAGGCTGACAATTAAGAATGCTACACTTTTACGAAGGACAGGTTAGAAAGTTTTTAACTCAATTTATTAGAATATTGAGTAATTTTTCTGTGGAAACAGGAAAAGGAAAAGAGGGAGAAGTACAATTAAGAGCTGTTCCGGTTGTGTACGGAGATCCTACAAGACAGGTTGCAAATATTATTAGAAACAACAGTGAGAATGCTTTACAGTATGCACCAAGAATTGCCGCATATGTTAGAGAATTAACTTACGACAGAGAAAGAATGCAAAATCCTTATCATATTGAGAAACAGCATTTAAAAGAAAGAGATGTATTAGCAGATGGTAGTTACAGCGATAGAGTAGGTGCTGGGTATACTGTTGAAAAAGTTATGCCTTCTCCATTTAGATTAGAAGTATCAGCTGATATTTGGTCAACAAATACAGATCAAAAATTACAAATTATGGAACAGATATTATACCTGTTTAATCCAGATTTTGAAATACAAAAATCAGACAATTATATCGACTGGACCAGTTTAAGTTATGTTGAGTTAACAAATGTAAGTTTTAGTAGCAGAACAATTCCAGTAGGTGCAGACACAGAAATAGATATTGCAACATTATCTTTCTCAATGCCTATTTGGTTGTCACCGCCTGTTAAGGTCAAGAAGCTGGGTGTTATACAAAAGATTATAATGAGCATATACGATGATGACGGTGGAATAGCAAAAGGATTAATAGACGGAGAATTAACGTCAAGAAGTTTTATAACACCAAACAACTTTGGATTATTAGTAACAGGAAATCAATTAAGGTTGTTAGGTAGTACAGGTGTTAGTGTAACATCAGGAGGTGATGGATATCACACAGGAGCAAATGAGCCAAACAACTATGATCCATTTGAAACATTTGGACCAGCAGTTAACTGGAAAATATTGTTAGAACAGTACGGAAAAGTAGTAAGTGGCACGTCACAGATTAGATTAACACAGCCAAATGGCAATGAAATTATTGGTACTATTGCAACAACTTCATTAGACGACACAATATTATTATACAATCCAGATTCGGACACAATACCAAGCAACACACTAACAGCAGTTAAGAAAATTGTTAATCCTGCAACATTTGATCCAGGCACACCTGCAAACGGTGATAGATATTTGGTTATTAATGATGTGGGAGATTCTACAGCAACCATGCAAAGTACAACTTGGGGTACACTTGTAGCAACTGTTGGCGATATCATAGAGTACAACAGTGCAACAAGCAAATGGAATATAGCCTTTGACGCTTCAGATCCAGACTCAACACAACATTATGTTACCAACTTGAACACAGGTATACAGTACAGATGGGATGGAACTGAATGGAAGAAGTCTTATGAAGGTGTATATGCCGCTGGTAAATGGAGCATAGTGCTAGACGGCGGAGCAGATCCAGGATATAATTCAAGCCTTGACGCAACCACTCCTTAATTGTTATAATAATACATGGAAAAAAATATAGTATGTTCTGGTGCATTGTTTTATTCAACCAGCACCAAACGTTTCTTATTCCTACAAAGAACTGATAAAAAAACACAAGGCATGTGGGGATTAGTTGGCGGACAAGCCAAATATACAGAGTCAGCATTTGAAGGATTGAAAAGAGAGATCACAGAAGAAGTGGGTGGCTTGCCCAAGTTTAAAAAAGTAATTCCTCTAGAAATGTTTACTTCGAATGATCAAAAGTTTTTCTTTCACACATATCTTGTAGCCATTGATGCAGAATTTATTCCTAAACTAAATGATGAACATTCAGGATACTGTTGGACTGCGTTTGAATGTTGGCCCAAGAATTTGCACATGGGTCTTAAAAATACACTGAATAATAAAAGTATAAAAGGTAAGTTACAAACTATATTAGACTTAATTGTTTAACCAGCACTAATTTTTAAAGTACCACTATCGTTCCACAGTTGTCCTGCGTTGCTTGGGTCACTTGTTGGCAAGTTTGTCATCATTACAACAGCATTTGAAAATGTTTTTGCACCTGATATTGTCTGTGTTGTACTTGTTAACACTTGTAAGTCAGTTGCCGCTCCACCTGATGTTCTCAACATCTGTACTCTGTAACCATTAACAGTTGTAGAACCTCCACTAGTGCTTGACGCTAACAATGTAACTGTTGTGCCTGATAATGATGCTGTAAATGTTAATTGATCTGTACCTTTAGTACTAATTCCAGTACTGGCCACATAAGCACCTGTACCATCTGACACTACAAAAACTTCTGCTATAGAATCATCAGTTGCACCTGCATTGTGTCCAGTGATAACATAGTGACAACCTGTTGCACCATCTGTTGTGAATGTGTCTATCTGTGTGGCACTGCTTGATACTGTGGTTGCACCTACTGTTCTTGTGTTGGTACTTGTTGCTGTACTTTGTGCATCTGAGATTAAAACCCTGTACATTTTTACTGCTGTGTTTGGCTCGTTTCCTGTTGCACGTAGTCTTACAGTGCTTCCGCTGATGTCTGCAGTCAAACTTACTAAAGGATTATTACCAGTGTGTACGTCGTTGTATGTTGTAATAAAGGCGTCAGTTCCGTTGTGGACAACCATACACTCAATGTTTTGTAATTCTGTTTTGCCAGTGTTGTTTGCACTGATATAATATTTTGCACCTCTATAACTTGCATGAGCCCATGTGTCTATGTTTTCAACAGCACTGTCGACATCTGTGTTGATTAATGTTGCTGTGTTTCCTGAACTAGTTGCTGATGTGGCATCTCCTAAAGCTATTTTGTAAAACTTAACTGAGTTCACAGTGCTTGACCCAGTACCTCTTAATCTTACTGTGCCTGAGTTAATGTCTGCTGTGTATGATATGTGTGAATTACTTCCTGTTCTAACTCCGCCACCTGCTGACACAAATGCACTAGTATTGTTGTGCACCAATGAAACTTGTTGTGCCGCTATTTCTTCGTTGATTTCATCTTTTGCTATTGCTAGATAAAATGCAGAATCAAACACACTTGTTCCAAATGTATCAATATTTTTTACGCTAGTCCCTACTGACAGTGTTTCACCGATTGAGACGTCATCGGACTCTGCCGCGGCCGCCGCCTGTGTGGCAATGTCAACGAAGGCTCCTGCACTTACATCATATCTTTCATACCTGGCGAGTGTTGTGTTGTAACGCAACATACCTGCCGCACCAGTCGGTGCTTGTGCCGTTGTACCTTTAGGTACTACAATGGCTCCAGTACTAGAAACTGTTACGTTACCTGTACCTTTTGCCGTTAGTGTTAAATCAATGTTTGAGTCATTACCTTGTGCAGTAAGTGCCACTCCTGTACCTGTTGCTGAACCAACGTTCTTAAGTGTGTTAACCAAGTTAGATGCTGAGTTATCAACAACTTCTTGACCTTTACTGAATAATTTTTTTGTTTTGTTGTTCCATTGGAACCCTCTGGTTCTAGCCATTACTCTATAACCTCATATGTTTTAACTGCACACATCCATTTGTATGTGTGTCCTGACTGTCCAGTTACTGTAACTTTTAATGATTTATTTGTGTTGTCTGCTGTTGCATCTATGGTCAAATCTGCATCATCTTCCGCAATAATAATTTCGTACACATCACCCACGTCAGCAACTGTGCCTGAATTGTTGTCAACAACTCCTTTAAGTTGGTAACCTGCTGAGTACCCATCTGCATCTGTACGTCTTGCAGTAATATCTAAGGTGTAGTTCATTGTGCTGTTAGTTGCTATTGGTATACGTGAATTACTTACGCCACCAACAAATATTTCTGTTTCTGTGTTGTTGGAAGTAGTACCAAATAATACATATTGTCTACTTACAAAGTCACTATGTGAAGATTGTGTAATTTTATCTACTTTAAATTCTGTTGTTGTGTCATCAACCACGAGGTTGTTTGCTTTAATGAACACATCATTGGAAGTATGATCAGAGGCATAATGTATAAGTTCTTTTTCCACTGCCGTTCTTGCAATATACACCACATTGTTTGCTGATGTTCCGGCCATTCTCAATCTTGCCTTGCCTGAAGATACGTCTGCTGTGAATGTTGCTAGTGTGGTTGTACCTGTTCTAACAATGGATTCACTTATAGTTGCACCTGTTTTAGCACTGTTGGTTGTCAGCACTATCTCAGAATTCTGATATTCTGTGTCGCCTGCGTTGGCAATTGAAATAAAGTATCTTGCTGTGTCATATTTGAACACATCAAACTCATCAACAGTTGCAACTGTTGAGTCTTGGTCATGTATTTTCTTAAATTCTGTGTCATCAAAGTTTCCAAATTTCGTTTTAGATCCTAGATCTAATCTGTACAGTATTGCTGTGGCAGTTGTTCCGCCTGTGCTTGTAGCAGAAACAGTTACAGTTGCTCCAGAAATTGCCGCTGATAGAGTAAATGGAAAGTCTGCTCTCGATGATACTCCACCATAGAAGTTAAAGAACACATTAGTACCATCGTGTACTATGCTAACTTCATTCATTTGGTATTCGTTTTGCGTTGAGTCTTTAAACAACACAACATACTTTGCACTTTGTAAATCTGTTTTTGTAAATTGATCTAATGTTGTTGCTGAAGAACTAATTGCTGTTGATGTTGCTATTATTTTTGAATTTGTGTTTGCAACAGTTTCATGATGATCACCTAGTGCAACTCTTCTCATTTTTATATCTGTATTTGTTGAGCCGTTTGTGTTTGCTTTTAATTGTAGTTTGGTCCCTGATATTGCAGTTGTAAATATACAAATATTTGTGCTGTCTTCGTTAACATCATAAATTGAAATATATGGTGTTGATCCATCATGCAACAAAGTTACTTTTACATGCCCTACCAAAGAATTAACATGGTCGTCCATAGAGATATCATAAACTGCACCTCTGTATTCTGTTAAATCAAACTCATCGATAACTTTTGTAGATGTGCCTAGTTTGTAATAATTTGTCTGCTGTATTGCTGTGTTGTTTCCACCGCCACCGCCGCCTGATTCTGCGAATATAATTGTACCATTTCCATCAGTTTGTAATACCTGTCCGTTGTTTCCATCTGTTGTGGGCAGTGTGTATGCACTGTTTATTGTTAATCCTGTTGTGGCGATCGTGCTGTTGAATGTTGCGGCACCGGCTTCTGACATGTCAAAAATAAGAGCATCAATGTAGGAGCCTCCATCATTTCCTCTTATATGAAAATCTTTGTTTGCTATCATTGACTCTACGGCAACAAAGTTTCCAAATTGAAACATTTTCATTAAAGAAGTTCCATTATCAGCAATTATCACAGTGCCACCAGAGTCGGCATCTAATATAATATTTCCAACACTATCAAGTGTTGTTGTTCCACTGGATGCTATTTTTAAGTTTGTTCCATCGCCTTCTATCTTCTCACCGTCATTGCCGAACGTCAGTCCGATGTTTGCTGGTATGTTGATATCACCGTTTGCGGCCGCTGATAGGTTAAGGTCAGTAGCACCTGCGACTGTGGTTGCTGTGATTGTTCCGTTTACTTGTAATGCTGTTGTGGGTTCTGAAGTACCAATACCTACACGACTGTTTGTAACATCGAGATACAGTAGGTTTGTTTCAAATGCCAAGTCCGTACCGTTTCTAGTCAAATTTGACTTCAGTACTGACCCAGTTATACGACCTATGGCCATACTAGGTACTCCTTATAATAATGTTAGTGTAGCATATGCCACACACAGCCTCGATATCATTGCCGGCTGACAGCAGTAACAGTATTTATACCGCCACAAAAAAAGGGCAACTTAAAAAGCCGCCCTTTAATTCTATTAAAAAGTATTTGTATTTACTAGTGACTAACTCTTACTGCCGCTAATACTGAACCTTGTCCCGCTTCTGTTTTACCAGTTAAAGCTCTACCAATAACATTGAATGCTGTGCATTCTGCTTTTGTAGCCGCTTTAGCGTAACCTGGAACTGATGCAGATATAAGTCTATCACCTTTGTTCACTGAACCGATAACTTTAACATCTACTCTACCCGTCATTGCGATGTATGGGTGAGTGTCATCGTTACCTGCTCCGCCGTTCATTTTAAATGCCGCTTGATCCAAGCTAGAAATAACACCAAACACTTCGTCTGATCCTTCTTCGTTAACTTGTGTGATCTCTTCTGCGCCACCTAATGAAACAACTGTTCCTGGTGTGTATGCTGAGTCAGATGCGAATCTTTCCGCAACGTCAGAATACTGTGCCGCTGTTGCTGTACCTGTCAAGTCACCTGTAAACCCTGGTGCTGTAAGCATTCCGTTAGCACTGTTGAAAGTTAAGTTAGTACCTGTTTTAGCAGGTAAATCTCCAGTTGCCGCCGTAACAAAAAGTACGTTACAACTAGTGTCTGAACTCTCATCTGCGGCTGTAATTGCAGTGGCAATTGCCGCTGTTCCACCAGCGTTACCAGTTATGTTACCTTCTAAGTTCGCTAATAGCGTTCCTACTGATACCGTTATACCACCTGATTTGTCTGCGCCTGTGGCTGTCGTTAAACCCATCGCGAACTTGTCTGCTGACTCATCCCAAACGATTGCCGCATTGTTACCAGTCGAACCTCTTTCGATGATAATACCAGAGTCATTAGTTGACGCTGATACACCTGATTGTAGTTCGATAATGTTATCTGCTATTGTTGTGTTGGTCGTTGCAATAGTTTCTGTAGTACCGTTTACTGTCATGTTTCCAGTGACAACAACGTTACCAGCAAAAGTTGCCGCAGTATCATTGATTGTTAATTCTGCATTACCGTCTGCACTTATAACGATCGAACCATTCGATCCTGAGTCAGTTACTGTAATGTTTGTGTTTAATTGAGAAATACTGTTTTGTGATAATCCAGCTAGTGAATCGTCAACGTATTTCTTGTTGGCTAACTGACCATCAGCACTAGGTGCCGCAGTTGTTCCGCCGGTAATAGTATTTGCAGATGCTGATATTACAATATCACCAACTGAGATACCATTATGTACTCTAAAGTTTCTTGTTGTCATAGTTCCATATATCCCGTATGTTTGTTATTATAAATGTTAAAGGAATTTTTGTCGTAAAAAAAACGCTCTAACAGTAGTATTTACCATTAGAGCGTTCTAAATTATCTATAAGGTATATTCTTATATCAGCTTATTAAATTGCCGCTAATGAATATTGTACTTTCGCCGCTGTTACACCACCAGTACTAACTGCTTTAATTTCAACTGTACCACTATTGTAGTTTGCTGTAATTGCCGCTAAGTCACTTGAACCAGAGTTTGTAATACCGTACACTGTAATAAAAGCAGTTGTACCATCGTGTACCACTGTACCTTTCATTGCCGCGTGTTCTGTATTAGCCGCATCTTGTAACGTAATGAATACTTCAGCACTTCTGTAAGTAGCACCGTTGAATGTCATTATGTTAGTTGCAGTTGAAGTAAAGTTAACTGAAGCTGTTTCTGATCTAGCAATACCACCTGTCGCTAATGCAGTATTGTCAGCACCTGTGATAGCAAATATTCTAGCCGCACTGTGTGGAGCAGAAGTAAATGTTATGTTAGTACCTGATACTGAATAGTTTTCAGTTGGTTCTTGATAAACGTTATCAATGTAAACAAATACGTTGTTCACGTTTTCTGGAGCTGATCCAAAGAAACCTGTTAACGTTGTTGTTGATCCATCACCAGTTGCTGAAACTTTAGAGAATGTAGGAGTTGCTCCTGATATCGCAAAGTTAACAAATGTTGATCCATCTTGACAACCTTCATATAGTCCAGTCTGTGAGTTGAACCTGATGATTCCTGCACCCGCACTTGGTCTAGATGATGTGTTACCAGTTGGTAATTTAAATGCACCTGTATCACCTGATCCATCTAATGCGTATCCTGGTGAACTAGTGTTAATACCAATTGCGTTTGCACTACCATCTAAAAAGAACATGTGTGTTTTAGCCGCTGATTCCATTCTGATGTCAACATCGTTAGCACTTGCTTCGTTAAACACTACTGCGCCTGTGGCACTCAATGATGTAACTGTTGCCGCCGCCGCTGTGTTTGATCCTAAGATACCGTCAATATCCACAGCAGTAATGTTACCTGCCTGGATGTTAGCGTATGAATCAATTGTTACGTTACCTGCTGTTGTTCCGTCTTCACCTGATGTAATTCCAAAAACAAACTCATCTGCTGACTCGTCCCAAAGGAAAGCCACGTTTGCACTTGATCCTCTGTTCATGAATAAACCTTGGTCAAATGTGTTAGCATCTCCACCTGAGTTATTTTTTGCTAAAGTGATCATCGGATCTTCAATAGTTAATGTTGCACTGTCAACT